GTTACCCTGCGCCAGTGAATCGCCAACGGTCCCCCATCCGCGTAACAGCCTTGTTTTTTGAATGGACACGCGTCCGGGCAAGTATCGGCGCTTATGGTCGATACGGGAATGGGACCGGTTTTGACGTTATTGGACTTAAGATTAAAGTGTACAGTGTGCATAACATTACCTTTACATTACAGTTTACGGAACAACGAAAGGGGGACAATAGTCCCCCTGGTTTGCTAGTGGCGGTTTAATACGTCAATCCCATCATGACGATTGATTCCCGCCCATACAATCGATCTTCCCCACAGTGCGGGCAAGTGTAGCGTTTCGCGTCCGGTTCCACGCCATCGCTTGTGTCGTCCCCACACGCTAGGCAAAACCCACCATGCTCCGGGATTGTCATCAGATAGGCCATGGACGGACGCCAGGCCATTGTGCCGGCGCGTGTTTTGTACTGTTGTTTATGTTTCATCATTCCCCCCGCTTGCGTGCGCTCACGCGTACAGTGTGAAACGGTTCTCCAGTTGTCGTGTGGGCGGTGATCAATTGCCTAGACGGGTTAAACCGCATGGCAATCGTCTGCCAGTCTGTTTTCTCGCGTCCCTGGCAATAACTGATACTGGCGCGGTGATCAGTCCCCACGACTGCGCTTTCCCCGGAGTCAATCAAAATTTGCTTGTATTCCTTTTCCAGCTTTTCGAGTTCGGCAATCTGCGCCTTGACCATTGCCAGGCGGTCTACGATAAAGCTAATCGGATTAGTTATTGCATTCATTTACTGTTACCTCACTATTACTGTTTACGTTACTTACTCAAAACCCGGTCAAACACACTACCAGGATCAGTCCACACACTGCGCCGATTGCCAAACATCCAATCCCTTCCAATGCTGTTTTCATATCTCATCACTCCGACAAAACCATGCGATACACTCAAAGTCTAAATAGTTGTCCCCCTCAAATTCCCGAAAACATATCCATCCTTTGCATGCCATGCGCTCAATGTGCTTTTGCATCGCCTGGCGCGCTTTGTCTGCAGACCGGCGCTTGATTGACTTTCTGACCATTGTGTTCCCCCTGGGGTTTGCTGTGCTTACAAGGTAAGCGTACAACGACTGTTGCACAGTGTCAATGCGTAGTTGACCAAAAGTGTGAGAAAAGGCAACTGTGACAATGTGACTGGAAAACGGGATATGGATTCTGGGAAAAGTGATTTGCTGGCAAAATTAAAAAAATGGGATTTTTTGGTCTTTCTGCGTGCCGCATTGTCACAGATACCCCCTGGAGCCCGCGCCATTCCTAGGCTGCAGCGTTTACCCCCCTTTTGCACCATTTGTCACAGGTGACCCCGACCCCATCAATTGACCCCCCTTGTCGGTCCCGCGGAATGACCCTGGCGCGTGTGCTTTTCTGCCCGAGTGTGACAATGTGTCAGGATTCCCCATAATCGGACAAGCGTACCATTTGCCGCGGGACACGCAAAAAAGCATAAAATTGTGTTGACAATGTGCCTCAACCGTTATACAATTACCCTATCAGAACAGTAAAGGGGATTCACACAAACCAGCGACACCAGACACACAGACACACTTACGCCGGTGTCCACGCGACTCAGGGAAGCCCTGGTCCGGGGACAGGTAGCCCGTGGGCGCTTGCCTGCCAGACCCTGGGGGCGGGTGGGGCCGAGCGGGGGCGGGGTGTTGTTGTAGTATCCCCCCAGAAACAATTTTTATTTTTTCACGGAAAAAGTGACCCCAAGTTTTCCCCGAATTCCCCAACTTCCCCGACTGCACCCAAGCACCCTGGGATGCGACAGATTGACTGGAAATTGTGCTACACTGACAAACGATCCATAAATTCGACCAACCCACCCATCTCCATCACTGGTATTCACACTGGAATAATCAAATGGAAAACGCACTACCTTCATGGTTGTCTGCACCGGACCCAGAACCGGTCAAAGTGTCACAGCAGACCAAGGAACTCATCCTGCTTCAGTATGAGAATGTGTTCATGCGGGTGATCTCGGAGATCGCCAAGGGCAAAACCCTGGCACATATCCTCAACACAGAGGATCGCCAGATCGACTACAACGACTTCTACCGATGGCTCAAGAAGGACCCTGCTCGACTGGAGTTGTACAGGGAAGCGCAGGAACTGCGTACTGAGTTCTTCGCTGGTGAGATCGTACAGATTGCCGATGGCGATGACGTCGAGGATGTCCATCGTTCACGCCTTCGTATCGAGACCCGACGCTGGCTCATGGGCGTTCACAACAAGAAGCGCTATGGTGAGACCAAGACGATCGAGATGAACACCAACATTTCTATTACTGACGCACTGGCGCAGGCACAGCAGCGCGTACTGGCGAGGGAGATGCAGGAGGTCATCGAGGGTGAGGTGGTCGACTCTGACTCGGATTCACATGGGGAGTACCGCTAGTGCAGAAGCCTAAATATAGTCCCCAGGAAGAGCAAAAGCTGATGGCGACACTCTGGTCGCCCATGATCAAGGACGATCCCGAGGCGTTCGTGTTGTTCGCGTTCCCTTGGGGGCAAGAGGGGACACCCTTGGCGCACTTCAAGGGACCGCGGGTGTGGCAGCGCAAGGTGCTGAGGCAGATCCGCGAGCACCTCCAGAAGAACCAGGGCAAGCTGGACATGATGGAGATGATGCGCCTGGCACGGTCCTCTGGTCGTGGGATAGGTAAGTCTGCACTGGTCAGTTGGTTGATCCTGTGGATGCTGACCACGAGGATCGGGTCCAGTGTGATCATCTCGGCCAACACGGAAGCGCAGTTGAGGAAGGTGACCTGGGGTGAGTTGGTCAAGTGGGTCGCCATGCTGATCAACAGCCACTGGTGGGAGCCGACAGCGACGACGTTGACCCCTGCCCAGTGGCTGACCGAGTTGGTCGAGCGGGACCTCAAGATGGGTACCCGACAGTGGGGCGCGGATGGCAAGCTGTGGAGTGAAGAGAACCCTGACGGCTACGCGGGTAACCACAACCACAATGGTATGATGGTTATATTCGACGAGGCCAGTGGTATACCCGACTCGATCTGGTCGGTAGCCGCGGGGTACTTCACCGAACCGATACTGGACCGGTACTGGTTCGCGTTCAGTAACCCCCGGCGTAACCAGGGGTACTTCTTCGAGTGCTTCAACAGCAAGCGGGACTTTTGGACCGCGGAGATCATCGACGCTCGCACAGTCGAGGGGACCGACAGGAACTACTACCAGCAGATCATCAACGAGTACGGAGAGGACTCGAACGAGGCAAGGATCGAGGTCTATGGCGAGTTCCCTGCAGAGGCAGATGGTCAGTTTATCAGCCCTACTCTGGTGGACGCTGCTGCGGCTCGTGAGTCGTATGATGACGACCTTGCTCCTGTTGTTATTGGGGTTGACCCTGCTCGCTCTGGTGCTGATAAGACAGTGGTCGCCGTCAGACGAGGACGGGATCTGATTGCCATCAGGCGGTTCAGTGGGGATGACACCATGACCACCGTGGGTCGGATCGTGGACCTGATCGACGAGTACAAGCCCACCCTGGTCAATATAGATGAGGGAGGGCTGGGGTATGGCATCGTGGACCGGCTGAAGGAGCAGCGGTACAAGATGGTCAAGGGGGTGAACTTCGGGTGGAAGAGTAAAAACCCGGCATCTTGGCTCAATAAGAGGGCTGAGATGTGGGGGATTATGCGTGAGTGGCTAAGGTCTGCTAGTATTCCAGCAGACAAGCTGTTGAAGACCGACTTGACTGGGCCGATGATGAAGCCTAACTCTAGTGGGTCGATCCAGTTGGAGAGTAAGAAGGAGATGAAGTCCCGCGGGATGGCCTCTCCTGACAGTGCCGACGCCCTGGCGCTGACCTTCGCCTTCCCTGTGGCAAGCCCGGAGAAGATCAAGGCCAAGCAGACCAAGCAGGTGCGGTACCAAGGCGGTATAGCGACTAACTGGATGGGCTGCTAGATGGCTGAGAAGAAGCACGACAAGCCGATTCCCAAGACCACCAAGGGTAAAGGTGCCAACTACCGTCCTACCAAGGAAGGCGCTGGCATGACCAAGAAAGGGGTTGAGGCCTACAAAAAGGC